CTTTTCCGCGTCATTAAATAGAGTCCATAGAACAAAAGCACCAGTAATCCAGCTCTTGCCAACTCCCCTAAACGCCTGTATCTGTAGTCGCTTGGGACCACTCTGCAAATAATCTGCAATTGCATATTGTGCCCTCGTTGGAGAAGGTAGATCAAGCTGGTCCCACAATGCCTGTAGAAACAGCTTAAAATCGCCCTGAAGGGCTTTTAAAGTGTCATTCATACGAATGTGTATAGATTATGAATAGAAGTTCTTCAAGTACCGTTGAAGCCTGTTCTTGCCTTTTTTCTTATTGTTTCCTGTAGGTGCTTGTAGACGAGCAATATCTAACCCAGTATTACTTAGGTCTAATGCAGCTGATGCACCATCTCCAATTAAAGGAATCCAGCCAATAGCTCCACTTAATGCAGCTATACCGGCTTGGTCCCATCTACCACGTTTAAGGTAATCCCAAGATTCTTTACTAGACAACAAGATGTCTAATCCAGGAATCAGTTTAGCTGCGGATTTAGCACCTCTTTCAGCTACTAACTTCATAATTTGCTTAGAAACCCGTGATTGAACTCTTGGGTCTTGTAAAGCTTTAGAAGTTCCATAGGTTGCTACACCTATACCAGCACCTACATAGTTACCTGTACCAATGTTTAAACCTATGTTTGCTAATTGATCTGCATCTCTGAGCTTACTTAAACCAGAAAGAGGATTAACTTTTTTTAACCCTTTCATAAAACTAGCAGTTTCTACATTTGTCCCTTTAACAGCTATTGGGTTAACTTCTACATTATTAATTTTAGGTGTGAACTCAACTTTATAGTTTTCTGGCGTATTTGCAAGAAGGTCAGATATTCCATTAAGTTTATTAGTTTTCTTGTTAATAACTCCTAAGATTTGCTGTGAGGGAGTTTTCCTTGGTTTTTTAACTACTTGACCGTCGACTACTTCAAAGTCTGACTGTAATTTACCTTCTGCTACTTCTTGCTGATCTAATTCAAATTTAGCTCTATTCTTAGCTATTTCAGCATTAGGGTCACTATATCCTGTAGCAGCATCAACTACTTGTGAACCTTTTAACTCATAACCTTTTGGTAACAAGTTTGGGTCCATTCCCTGTTGTCTTAAATGCCAATCTGTAAATGATTGCATCCAAGATTCTGGTATACCTAATTGTCTGGCTAAATTTCTATCAGCACTAAAAGGTGTTGAACCTTTAGATCTGTTCGCGGCACTAGGTTCAGGAGCTGCATTAATACCAACATTAGGTCCATCTAATTTAGATGGTATAAAATGACCTATATCAAAACTTAAACCAGAAGTAGCTTTTATAGCTCTATTCCTTTCACCAATTGCGTTCCAACTGGCTCTCATTTCTTTAGCCCATCTATCACCTAAACCAGGTTCTAAACTATTTGCATATTTAATAACTCTCTGAGATACTTTGTCTTGAAAATATCTACGGTCAAAAGATAACTTACCTCTATGATTAACTTTAATTGGAAGACCTTTCCATCTCATTTTAGAGATCTGGTCCATTATTTCAGGGTTAGCTCTTTGTGCAGGGGTTAGCTTTCTAATAGCTTCTTTCTGCACCATATTAGTTAAAAGTTCTTGCCTATATTTATTAAAAAAAGCAATTCTGAATCCTTTATCATTTTTTACACTAGGGTCTTCTTTTGAAATTTTATTCCATATTGCATATAGCTGTCTTTGTAACTGATTTTTTAATTGTTCAGCATTTTTAAACTTTTTAGGAATTAATCCTTGTTTTTTATATTCTTTAAATAAAAATTCTAAATGTTCTTCTTTATTTAAGTTTGTAGCTAATAGTGGGATATCTTTTCTAGTCTTTGCTCCGGCTATAGTATCTTTTTGAAAATCTTTTTGGATTTTCTCATATACCTTCTTTTTTTCACGTGCCATAAAAAAAGCACCCTTGCGGGTGCGGATATATTTCTTGAGTGGATAAGTTATGCAGCGATGTGGTCGCTTATTGTTTTTTCTCTATGTGGGTCGTGTCCAAATTTAGCTCTCATCCAATGGAGCCAGTTTCTACTACCTTTGTCCTGATTACATTTGTGACAGGCACATACGACATTGGTCGTAAGATCTTGACCACCTTTTGAACGAGG